TCAAGTGCATACGATCCCATTGTGCTTGCCAAGACCACCAGTGGAACAGCAGGCACGGTAAACGACTCCTTCCAGTTGGAGTACGACAACAGCGCAACACGAATGCTACTCATGGTGTCGTCCAACTCGTATTCTTCAGCAGGATTTGAGTACACAGTGAATGCGTCCCCGACCGGTGTCTCTCTGAATCAGTGGCACCACTTTGCGTTTGCGTACAGCAATCAAGGCAACTCTGCGTGTGTGTCCACCTATTGGAACGGCACTCGCATTGCAAAGCAGACCGGACTTTCGGGCAACATCCGATTCAACTCTGCTCCGTTCTCCATCGGCGGTGGTCCGTATGGCAATAAGCCGTTCAAGGGGTATTTGGACGACTTTATTGTGAGCGGCGGAACTTCATCCACGGCTCTTCGTGGTATTGCACACGGAACGACCTGCACTGTTCCAACCACTAGTCAGTCATCGGGTGCATACAGCATTTGGCACACCACCTTCCACGGACCAGAGGGGCAATCAATATTCCCCGTAAGTGGTCCGTCTAAAGTGATTTCTAATCAGATGTACACCAATACTGATCCTGATATTAAGACGAGCAACCTGTATGTGGGCACAATTGATGCCATTCAAAATTCTGTACACGGGCTTTCGTTGTTTTCAGGAATTTCCACAGGTCATATTGCGTATGTTGAAGGCGGTTCTGCTGGATATGTGTTTGGATACGACAGCGGCGCGTGTTTGATTCCCACATCAGTTACGCAGTTGAAGAGTTTGGCTGAAGTAAAGACTGTAAAGTCTTCTCTTGCCGACAATACCCAACTGTATTTGCTTGGTTCCACTGCCATGCGTGGAGCCACGGGTGCGTCAGGAGACTTCCCCAAATTGTACTCGGGTGCATTCACGGGTGGAAACTTTACATTCTTGCCCACCAAGCAGAATATTGAAGACTTGCGAAGCCTTTACGATGGCATAGTGTTGTCTGGACAAACCACAGGAAACTATAGCATCTTCTCTGCAAATGGCATTTCTTACGCATTCAGCGTTCGTGGAGTTACTTCACTGTACGCAGATGTCACCAACTACTACACTCGCTCATATCAAGACACAGCAGCGGTGAAATCAGCAGTAAGTGGATCTGGCACATTCGCCGCACTTCGAGCGGTTGAGGGCTTGACTCGTGATTCGTTTGTGCAAAAACTGTGTGCAAAGGTCACACCAGATTCTCCATCGTTCACCATTTCCGCAGTATCTAAAACCACCAAGGTATATACTTCTCCCGAATCCACCCAACTTACAGCATCAGATATTGTTGGTATTGAAGATTTTACTAAGGGTGGGTAATTTACATGAAACTCATACATTATGGAATAGACGGAACGGTGCAGATCAACGATACCCAATATCGGTTTTCCGACTTTTTGAAATTGGAGCCTCGGTATTCGGCTCCACACGGATTTCACACGCGAGTGTACGAACGAGGAGTTCGGCACTACATCACAGACGGGCACAATCTGCTGTATCTGCCGTCCACCGATGCTGAATGCGACCGCATCTGCAACCGTGAGGGCGAATTGGCTAGATTGTTGCAGAGGCTACAGCAGGAAAACCACTAGCCGCGTAGTCTTCTAAATAGGGGTAAAGGAGACACGATGGCGAAGCCAACCACCCGACAAGAATTCAAAGACTACTGCCTCCGCGCCCTAGGTGCGCCAGTAATCGAAATCAATGTGGACGATTCCCAAGTGGAAGATCGTCTTGATCAGGCTATTCAGTATTTCAATGACTGGAACTCGTTGGGTATGCAGCGGCAGTACTGGAAGTATCAGATAACTGCACAGGACATTGCCAACAAGTACATCAATACCGACAATCTTGATCCCAACGGACCAAAAATTGCTAATATCACGAAGGTGTTTCAGGTTGGCTTCAACTTACAGGTCAACAACATTTTCAATGTTCGGTATCAAATGGCACTCACGGATTTCTACGGACTCCGTACTGGCAACATGAACATGAACTACTATGTGTCCACCATGCAGTACATTGAGATGTTGCAGCAACTGCTTGATCCCGAAAAGCAGATTCGCTTTAACAGATATAACAACAAACTAAACATTGACATGAACTGGAATGATTTTGACACCAATCAATACATTTTGATTGAGGGATACGCAATCATTGATCCTGCTGAATACAGCGAAGCGTGGAACGATCCCATGCTGAAGAAATACGCCACTGCTCTCATTAAACAGCAGTGGGGTGCCAACTTGTCTAAGTACGAGGGCATTCCGCTGCCAGGCAACATCACATTTAACGGTGCGCGAATCTATCAAGAAGCCACTGACGAAGTAAACAAGGTTGAGGAAGAAGTGCTGCTCAAGTATCAGGAACCACCTGACTTCATCACAGGATAACCATGACAGTTAATCCGTATTTTCGCAGGAACAAGAAGGGGGAGCAAAGCCTCCTTGAATCACTCACGACCGAGGTCATCAAGATCCACGGGCATGAGATGATATACATTCCACGCGAAAAGGTTACGGAAGACTTGATTCTTGGTGAAGAAGTTTCTGAATTTCTTGATGCCAACCGCATTGAGATGTACATGGAAAACTCTGAGGGCTTTGAGGGCGATTCTGAAATGTCGCGCTTTGGGCTTGATGTAAAAGACTCAGCGGTGTTCATTGTGTCCCGAAAGCGGTTTATGGATGTCATGGGGCACCATCCTGATATTCAGCGTCTTGGTCGTCCCCGTGAAGGCGATGTAATATTCTTTGACTATCCGTACTCCATGATGGAAATCAAATTTGTGAAGCACGACAACCCGTTCTATCCGGCGGGTGATCGGTATTCCTTCAAACTGTCCTGCGAAGCCTTCAAGTACTCCAACGAGAAGATTGACACAGGCGAAAGCGAACTGGATGCGGTGATGAATGTAAAGTCTTCCTACGCTCTTGGCTTCACACTAGGCGCATGGGTTGGCGATCTGTATCCGGGCGAAGAAGTGTACACAGGCACATCAGGCGACAAACACGCCTACGGTCGCGTGGAGTATCGTCCGTATCCCCATCCCACTGTGGGCAATTACTATATTCGCGTCAACACCCAAGAAGGTGTGTTTGAGGTGGGAGACATCATCAGGGGCAACGACAGCGGATACACCTACGCCATATCGGGCATCTACACCACCGATGTTCGCGTGGCGCACCAAGATCAGCAGGACAACGAGGAACTGGATCTGGAAGCCAAGCGTGATAACATCTTTGATTTCACCGAAGTTGATCCGTTCAGCGAGGGCAACTACTAATGTTCACCTCATTCTATAACGGTTCCATTCGCCGTATGGTGGTAGCCTTTGGTTCGCTGTTCAATCAAATCTACATCGACAAGCCTGAAAGCGGTGACACAAAGACGCTGCTGGTGCCCATCTCGTATGCTCCCAAGGAGAAGTACAAGGTGCGGCTTGCGGGTGATCCGTATTTCCAAAATCCCAATCAGATCACGCTGCCACGAATGGCGTTTGAGATTGCGGGATACAACTACGATGCCACTCGCAAGCGCAACAGTGCCACTCGTCATTTTGTGCGTCCCACCACCAGCAGTCCTGTTGGGGTGGATTACACCTACGCAGAAGTGCCGTACAACATTGATTTTGCGCTGTATGTGTATGTGCGAAACATGGATGACGGGCTGCGTATCGTGGAACAGATTCTGCCGTACTTTGCTCCTGAGTTTGTGATGACTGTGAACTTTGATGACATCAACAAGAAGGTGGACATTCCGCTGTACTTGAATTCTGTGTCGTCCGAAGAAGACTACGAAGGCGATTTTGAAACCCGCCGTTCCATCATCTTTACGCTGAACTTCACTATGAAGTCTTATCTGTTTGGAGCCACGCGCAACTACAAGGAAATTCGCTCCATTAAAGCAGGGCTGTGGAATTTTGATGTGTTTGGCGAAGGATTTACCGCAGGCACCACAACCGATCACGGCAACTACGGTGATGTGATTACTGGAATTACTGGAGCCTGTGGTGCAAATTCCAATGCCAACAATTACACACCGTATGCCAAGGTGTATCAGCCACAGTCAGGTGGAGGCACCACATACGCGGCAGGAATGGCATCGGGTGGCATAACGGTGGGTTGGAATATTTAAGGAGTAGACCATGAGTGGATTTGATGGTATTGAAAAGGCTCTGGGAACAGAGCCAGTGAAGTCTATTGTTCCGCCTCATGCAGTTCTTGCAAAGGTTGATCCTGTTCCTCTCACCGATGAGAAACTACAAAAGGATCTCAAGACCGACTACGAAGTGGTGCGCGAGAACCTGAAGGAACTTGTCAACATGGGCAAGAACGCGCTAGACGGCGTGATTCAGGTAGCCCAAGAAGGTGATCAGCCACGGGCTTACGAAGTTGTAGCACAGATGATCAAGACGCTTGCGGAAACCAACCGCGAACTCATGGATCTACACAACCGCGTAAAGACCATCCGCAATGTGGATCAAAGCGTCACGAACAACAGCACCACCAATCAGTCCATCTATGTGGGTTCAACCAAAGAACTACAGGACATCATTAACTCTGCGCGTTCTTCCACTAAGGCATTTGACAACCGCCCTGATGTGCGTGATGTGATTGAAGGCGACAAGACCAATGAGTAATAAATATCTGGGCAACTCCAACCTGAAGGCAGCGGGAGTAAATGTTAATTTCTCTCCCGAGCAGATTGAAGAGTATGTGAAATGCTCACAGGATCCCCTGTACTTTATCAAGAACTATGTGAAGATTGTGTCGCTCGACAAAGGCTTGGTGCCTTTCGAGCCGTATGACTTTCAAGAGGAAATGATTAAAATCATTCACGAAAACCGTTTCGTGATTGGTAAACTGCCCCGTCAGACTGGCAAGTCCACCACAATCATTTCGTATCTGCTCCACTATGTGCTGTTCAATCAAAGCATGAGCGTGGCTATCTTGGCTAACAAACTGAACACAGCCCGTGAACTGCTGGGTCGCTTGAAACTAGCCTACGAGTACCTGCCCATGTGGTTGCAGCAGGGCGTGGTGGAGTGGAACAAGGGATCCATTGTATTGGAAAACGGCTCCAAGATTCTTGCATCAGCCACATCATCGTCTGCGGTGCGTGGTGGATCGTTCAACTACATCTTTCTTGACGAGTTTGCGTATGTGCCGCAGAATGTGGCAGAAGAGTTCTTCTCGTCTGTATACCCCACCATCACCAGTGGTCAAAGTACCAAGGTCACAATCATCTCCACGCCCAAGGGCTTGAATATGTTCTACCGCTTCTGGGTGAACGCTAGCAAGAAGCCTGGTGAAGAAGGCAAGAACGAGTATGTGCCCATTGAGGTGCATTGGAGCGATGTGCCTGGTCGTGATGAAGCGTGGAAAAAGCAAACCATCTCTAACACATCAGCGGAGCAGTTTCGCACCGAGTTTGAGTGTGAATTTCTTGGCTCCATGCACACCCTTGTGCATCCTGAAAAAATCAAATGCATGGTGTACCGCACACCCGAATATTACAATGCAGAGGGGTTGCGCGTGTATCAACGCCCCATGCCGGACCACAAATATGTCACGGTGGTGGACACAGCACGGGGACAGGGGCTTGACTACCACGCATTCACTGTGGTGGATGTCACGGCTATTCCGTATCGGGTGGTGGCTACTTTCCGCAACAATGAGTTGCCGCCCATGTTGTACCCCAATGCCATCTACCCTATTCTGCGGCAGTACAACAATGCGTACTGTTTGGTGGAGGTAAACGACATTGGCGGTCAGGTAGCCGATATTCTGCACGATGATTTGGAGTACGACAATGTGGTGTATGTGTCCACACAGGGGCGCAAGGGGCAAGTGGTGAACGGCGGTTTCGGTGGCAAGGGC